CCGGCGGCTTGCGGTATGAATCACGATCAGGCGGGGCCGCTGACGTTGAGGTCGTACAGCATGCCGTGGTTGATCGACACATCCACCGTGGTGTCACCGGCGGCAGCGTCGACGGCCACGAGCCCGGCGATGCCGGTCGTGGTCGAGGAGCCGGTGACCTTGAGGTTCGAGTGCAGATACGCCACGTTGCCAGCGGTCAGAGCACCGCCGGTGACCTTGTCGAAAGTAAAGACGCCGCGGACGGCAATCGCCCCCTTGGCGTTGGCAGCGATCGGCCGGCAGACGACGCCGACGACCTTGCCGAGAATCACGAGGTCGCCCGCGGCACGAGCCACGGTCGGCGTGTAATCCCAGACATCGGTTTCGGACTGCTTCAGAGTAGGCATGAAAAGAACTCCGGAATCGGGTTGTTGTGGTGAGCGTCATCCCGGCGGGCCTGGACATCCCAGGCCCGCCGGGCACGGATTACGCGGGCGTGGATCAGGCGTGCGCCATGCGGTAAGCCGCGCGGCTCTCGCCCTTGCTGACACCGAAATCGAAGTACCCGCGGACTTGGATGCCGAGGGTGTCGAAATCGGCATCCGCCTGCTCGACGGTGGGGGCACGCTGACCGTTGAGGAACCCGACTTCCATCGCGGCGATGTCGTTCGGATTCGCCACGAGCCACCACGTCGACTGCGAGGCAGTCGAGGCGGTGGTGAGGTAGGACGACTCGACGGGATCGAGCAGCCCTTGCATCACGTTGGCCTGCGGCTCCAAGACCTTCGCCGACGTGCTTCCGAGAGCCGACACGAGCAGCGACGCGGAGCTGTTGAGCTTCCGAGCCGTGATCGCCAGACCCTTCGGCACGAGCAGGATCTGCGGGGTCACGCCGAGCGGATTGCCGTCCGGATCGGTCAACTGCCCGTACGAAGCGTAGGCCGTTTCGAGCGAGCCGATGGCAAGGTTGTTGCCAGCGGCAGCCGAAGCGCCTTGGTAGTACGTGGCATTGTCCGCCTGGAAAGCAGTCCAGAACACCGAGTTGAACCGCAGAGCCGCACCGCGACCAAGCCGACGCGGAACCTGAGTCAGCGCCCCGAGGTCATCGTTGATGATGTCCTGGCGGGTGATGCTCGACATCCGGCCGTACGTCTTCGCCTGGATCGTCCGGGTGGCGTCGCTCGCGTCCGCAGACTTGAGCTTGCCGTCGTTCCCGACTTCCTCGTAGACAAAGCCGCCACCGAGCTGCACACCGGTCGCAGCCTTGAAGTCGCTGAGAGGACGGATGGTCGAGATCGCCTCCCACGTGGACTCCACCGCCTCGAAGCCGGCCAGCAAATACTTGCCGTACGTGGCGGCAAGGATGTTCGAGATCGAGTGCGTGGCGAACGCGGCAGCCAGCAGCGGCCGGAGGTTCGACGCCGACACCCGGCTCGACCCGTCGTAGCCACCCTTGCGAGCAGCGGCGACGATCATCTCTTGGAGGCCGATGTTCCGCGACCGCTTGTGGGCGGCCTCGAGCACCGGCTCGGAGTAGTCCTTCTCGACGTTGAGCCCGCCGACCATCGCCGCGGCGGCGATCGTCACCTGCTCTTCGTCGACCGCCGGCTTGCTGGCATGGATCGCCGGCCCTCGCTGCTCACGGAGGGTCTTCAGCAGCTCCTCCTTCACATCGGCGACGACCTGCTGTCGGATCGACTGCACGTCGATCTTCGGAGCGGCACTCGCCACGTCGCTCGGCCCGGTCGGCATCGCGCCGCCGTCCTGGCTCTCGACCGGCCCCGTCGGCATCCCGTCGGCGGCCTTCGTCTCGTCGTTCATGGGAGACTCCCCCGCCTGACTGGCGGTAATGGTGACGGCCGTCGCTGCATCGGCCCCGAGCGTTACAAACGAGCATTCCCGCAGCGTGGAACGCGTTACGATCCGGACCGGACCCTCGAAGGTCCGGCCGTTGACGGTGGTGGTGTCGCCGGCCGCGACGAGCGTCTGCTCGTCCACGTCAGCGCCGACCGAGGCCTGCCACTGGTAGCCCTTGTCGCCGAGCCTCACGACCTGGCCGGCGGCCTCGCTGTCGGCGAGGATCGCGCCGTCGATCACCAGCTCGGTGCCGAGAGAGGCAGAGCCTTGACCAAGGACGGACTCGAGCGAGTAGTCGTGGCCGAAGACGATCGGCACCACGCTCGGCACCGACATGCCGGCGAGGTCGATCACGATCGGCTCGCGGCTCCACGATTGGCGGATGATCCCGCCCGTGTAGCCGACCATCGAAAACCGCGGCGTCCGTGGCGTGGTGAGTGCCTCACCCTCGCCGTGGTCAGCCCGGAGGAATTGCACATCGGCCCGGAGCGTGAGTGCGCTCATGCGTTGGCCTCCTCGGTGATCGAATTGGCGAAGGCGCGGCCGGGATCGCCGCCCCACAGTGCCCACGCGATGCGGCCGGCAGACGGGTAGCCGTCCTCACCGGGGCTCCAGCCTTCGCCCTGCTTGTCCACCTCGTGCCGGGCGAAGTAGCTCGCCATCCGCTTGACGGTGTCGAGCGAGAGCGGCCGACCGTTGGCAATGTCGCGGGCACGGGCCACGCCGATCTCGGTGCCGCCGCGGTTGAACTCACGACGCCACGCCAGACCACGCTCTGCCTCTTCCGCCATCTCGGCGGTCGGCTTGTACGACTCTTCGGCGATCACGCCCGGCTCGCCGGCGGCGGTCACGGCGTCGGCCGGCGGCACGACGACCTGGGCGGGCCGGTCGCCGATAGAGAGCCCCAGCTCGGCCATGAGCTGCCGCTCGGCGGCGATCTGCCGAAGCTCGACATCCCACTGCTTGCCCTGCCGGGCGTACTCGGCCGCGAGCGACGTGGTGAGCGTGGCGAGCTTCGTCTCGGTGGCGTTCGCCTCTTTGTTCGGGTCGACGCCTTCGCGGCCGTCCCACACCCATTGCCAATTCCACTCGGTCGCCGGTGGCAGCGCCGCCGGGATCAGACCGGGCACGAGGAGAGCCTCGTCGAGCCACGCCCGGAAGATCCGGTCGAGCCATGCCCGCTCGAGTTCGTCACGCTCGACGCGGACGTTCTGCTCGTGGAGCTGCCCGTCGAGGCGGGCGGACGAGTAGTTGTAGGACGACGCGTCGAAAGCCGCCTTGTGGTAGGGCAGATTCACGCCACGGGCGATCTCGCCGAGGATCGTCCGGGTGAACGCTTGGTGCGTGTTCGTCGGCTGCTCGGCCTTGAGCTGGGAAACATCCCACCCCTCGGGGAGCGTCGTCAGCGTGCCCTTCTCGATCTCGATCGCGGCGAACGGGTCCACCTCGTCTACCTGGGCGGCCGGGGAGTTCGAGTGGACGAACGCGGCGAGGTCGGCGGCGATTTCGGCGGCCCGGATCACGGCCTCCGTGTACCGCCGCATGTTCGCCGTCAGCCGCAGGCACGGCGTCAGCTCGGACAGCCCGCGGTGCTGTCCGGGGCGCGTCGGCCGGAACCAATGCAGCACGTTCTCGGCGGCGATCGTGTCGTATTCGTTGATCCCGATCAGGAAGTTGCTGCCGGGGTGCGACGTGAGCACGTGGTACGCGATCACGTTGCCGTGTCGATCCAACTCGACGCCGTCCACGAGCGAGCCGTCGGGCGAGATCGTCTGCTGGTAGTCGTACGCCGGCGAGGCGACCTGATCGGCCTCGATCAGCCGGAGGTCGAGCTGCACGCCACGAGGATCGAGCCGCGGATTCGTGAAGAACAGCGCGAACGCCTCGCCGTCGAGTACGCGGGCCTCGGTGGCGGTGCGGAGCTTGTCCGCCAGGCGGACCGACCACGACCAATCGAAGAACGCCCGGCCGATGGCTCGGTCGGCCTCCGGCGATCCGGTGTCGAGCTGCACCCGTGGGCCGGTGCCGATCAGGTCGTTCGACTTCGTGACGCAGATGCCGTGGACGTAGGCGTTGTTTGCCCGCTCGTACCGGGCGCGGTTGCGGATGATTCGCCGGACTTCAGGCGAAAGAGCGGCATTGGCCGAGAGTGCGTCGGCGTTCGCCCAGTGGCGGGAGTCGTCGCTCGTCTGCGCGGCGTCGAACCGCGCCCGGACGGCCGGGCGCACGACTTGGATCGCCTTCTTCGGAGGCGACCACCGGCCGGTGCGGATGAGGTTGGCAAAGCCCATCAGACGCTCCCCGGCGGGATGAGCTTGTTGAACCGGAGGCCGCGGTGGGTGTTCGTCGCGGCCGTGGCGTTTCGGGCGGCGAGGTACTTATCCGCCTCGATCATGTCGGCGAGGGACTGCGACTCCACCTCGCCGGCGTCGGTGCGGACGCGCTTCGGCCCCTGGGCCACGGTGTCGATCTTGTTTGCGAGTT